TCTAAATACTTCTTCTTGTTGCTGGCTTGCTTTGATACGTTCTCAAAACCTGCCAAGTCCACAGCCATGTAGTAAGTACCATGCTCTGGCTCATCGTCTTTATCCTTTACTATCACCCAGTCTTCTTTAAATATGTCTGACTGTGGTGCTTCAAAACTAGCCATGAACTCCTGTCTGTATGCAAACGTAGACATGGTGTTCTTTGCTATGTTAATCTCTTCCTCGTCTAGCAGTGGGTTATCAAAGCTAGTAAAGTGCCAGGACTTCCAATCTTTAGTCTCTGGTTTCTTACTCTGTCCCATCTTGTAGGTATCATAGAAGTGATTACGTCCCTTCGGTGTACCAATAAATATACATTGACCCTTCAAGTCAGCTAACGCTGGTCTAAGAATCTGCTCAAACACTGTAGGCTTAATATCTGCATACTCATCGAGTACAACAAACTTTAAAGCTACACCTCGCATCGTCTCAGGTCTGTCTGCTCCCTTTAACGATATCATCGAACCGTTAATCAACGTGACCTGCATGTTGTTTATATGACTGCTTGCTATCACTGGGTGACCTAACTCCAGTAACTGCTGCCACATAATGTCCCTAGCCTGTTGTTGCGTAGGAGCTACATACCATACATGACCCTTCTTAGCTTCTAACGCAGACACTATGAGTCTCCACGCAGCTAACATACTCTTGCCTGTCCTACGACCAGCAGCTATAACCTTAAACCTAGACTCATCGGTCCAGACCTCCTGTTGCCAGGGTAGTAAACTAATCTTCAGGTCTGACATCTACGGTCTCGTATTCAATATCTTGTGGTTCCTCTTGTTCTAACACTTCTGCCTTAGCGTCACCTACCATTGATATCTGTATGCTGACGTTTCCTCTTGCTGTGTCTTTACCTTTTTCAAAGTACGACATAGGTAACACACGATCAATACACATCTTCAAGCAAGCAACTTGGTCTTTATCTTCATCATTAAGTGCTTTACTAATGATTGTGTTAATAACAGTCTCGCCACTCGTAGCTAAGAGCCTTGCATGAAACTCTTTAATCCTCGCAGCTTCTCCAGGCGGTCTACCAACACTGTTTCTTTTCTTTTTTGCCTCAACTTCAGTCTTTCGAGGTCTACCTCTACCACGCTTTTTAGGGACATCAGACAATGTTTATCCTTTTTGCACTATTTAACTTAATTAATTACTATCTCAATAACTATAGAGTTTAAGACGGGAGTAGTAATGGGGGTTTTTAAGTAGTTTTCTCTTTGATCTCTATAGTAGAGGAGTGTAGCACATTTTTAAGAGTTTGTCAAGAGGTTTATTTTATAGATACTCTGGTCTATTTAGTTCTAAATGAACATTATTTAATAACCACTGCAATCTCATGATTCTAAATGTCTTTTTACTGTCCAATTATTACATAATTTATGCAATATTATGTCCATTTCTTCCTTTTTTGTATCTGTTAAGGTAATTAGATTAAATTAGCAAAACTAAACAACCCTCCCCCCCATGTTGTATAAATGAGACAGTTTCCTGGCTATGTTGTAAAAATGAGACAGTGTTGTATAAATGAGACACTTTGTTGTATTAATACCACATGTTGTAAAAATGAGACAGTGTTGTAAAAAAGAGACACCAGTGGCTCATAAATACTAGGGAGTGTGAGCTTGTTAGGGAGGCTATAAAGTTGTTGTATAAATGAGACAATCTCTAGGAAGTGTTGTATCCAGGCAACTAAGTAAAATCATTAGTAAAAATTAAGGAATTTGCTTAGTAATAAATAAGGATTATCTGACTTAAGAAAACATTGACAAGATTATAAAATGCACTTCGCAACGCAAATTTAATTAATAAAAAGGAAAGCACATATGAACAAAGTAAATTTTATAACTATATGCAATGAGTTTATGATAAATCCTCAAATTGCATTAGAAAATGATGACTTATGTACTTTATTAAAACAAATTAATAACAATGGTTACAATTCATTAGTACATGATTCACAAGTAAGAGATTTTTTTATCAATAACTTTTAAGAGTAAAGTCAATCTGATGATGGCTTTATTAGCCGAAACTGTCGCGAGACAGTCATTGACAAATAATTTAAGGAGTAATGCAAAAATGAGAGCTACAGCAAAAAGATTAACAAATAGGCTTAACCATATTAATGAGATGTTCAACGTAGATTATGATTTAAATCATAGCAGTGATTATGGAGGTTGGCAGTTGACAAGCAATAAAGGTTCGCATATTGAGCAACATAGGATAAGTGCCAAAGAGATGTTGGCTTATCTTGACGGAATGATTAATGCTTACTTCATAAACGAGGAACGATTACTAGGCATAACAAAGTAAGTCAGTCTGATGATGGCTTTATTAGCCGAAACTGTCGTGAGGCAGTCACTGACAAATAATTTAAGGAGTAATGCAATGAAGAGGTCTACTTACGAAATTTTAGACGCGGTAACTGACGTTTATCGTAATTGGTTGATTGAGCAGAAATTAGATCAGACTTTGTCAATGGACGATCACTTGATGTCAACTGAGTTAACGTGGCAACAAAGACAAAGCTTAAACGACTTTGTTAACCTTTGGGAGCTAGTAGATGACACACTGTGAGGAATGCAACAAAAACATAGACGAGCGTTCAGCTCAATTTATTAATACCAAATTCGTTTGTTTAAACTGTGAGGACGATATGACTGTAAAACTACAAGATCAAATTGATGACTTAATGACTGAGTTTGAGGAGTTCCACACGGGCGGAGGATGTCTCGCGATGACTCGTGCTGTCGTTCTAGATGGTTTATTGCATACGGTTGTCGTAACTGACTGTGACGGCACAGACGCGCCAACTGTGGAAAATGGTTTGATGGTTGGACTATATAAAGGTGATTGGATGTGCAACGAAGAACAACCATTAGATGTTCAAGATTGTAATTGGATTAACGATATCTACAAAGACAATATATCCGAAGGTTTAAACCGAATTAAACAGCTTTTAGATATTGATAAACAACAAGGGAGTAAAAAATGACTAAAAAGATAAGCACTGAGGATTTATATACGACAGCGCACATTGTCGGAATGACGAAAGCGGGAGAGCATACACCAGAGCCTATGATTGTGAGGTATAAAAACTCACTAGGAGAAACTGTCCAAGACACTATAAACGATGGTGTTTGTGGCTTTGCTGATGTTTGGATTAGACCTGCGCGAGGTAGGTTTGTTAAATTCTTAAAAGATCGCAAGATTGGATATAAAGCCTATGAAGGTGGTTATAAAATGCCAATACACGATTTTAATCAATCCTTAGAGCTTAAACGCGCTTACGCGGAGGGATTCGCCAAAGTGTTAAAACATCACGGGATTGACGCTTGCGTAACTTCACGAATGGATTAAGTCAGTCTGATGATGGATTTAATATCCGAAACTGTCGCGAGACAGTCACTGACAAATAACAATGAGGAGTAACACAATGGACAAAATAGAAGTTATTATTGACCATTCTACTGGTGACATGTTTATGAGATGTGATGAATGCTTAAAATTACATAATGAATTAGACTTAAACAACATTTTAATATGTAAATCATGCGAGGATAAAAATGACTAAATTAGATTGGTTGTTGGGGATATTGGGAATTATTCATATTGGAATAATGCTTTACATGTTTTTGGGAGTTTACAATGCCATATGAAGTAGTCGTAAACTCTCGCGAAGGCTGGATTAACATTGCTAATGCTAAATTCCCGTCATCATTAAAAGCAAAAGAATATCTAGAATCGATATTTCGCGAGTTGCAGCATGATATCCCTAATTTTTCGCGTGACAGTTTATATATAATCAAATCCGAGGTACTAAGCGATGAATAACAGTAAAACGTATTCGGTAACCTGGATCGAGAAGCGCGGATTAAAAGCTGAATGGTTTATATCGGCTTTTGGTGTTCCGATGTTGCGTCTCAAGATGAAAGGGTATACAGTCCCACTTGATCCACTGACTTGGAGAAGTTTTTTTATGAAAGATATGAACACTAGGTCAGTTAATAAACTTTTTAAACCGAAAGGAAATTTAATATGAAAATCATTAACACACTACCTCCTCACTGTAGTCCACAGGATAGAGGTTCAGCGGATGCCTATTACCAAAGACTGTACGACCCACATTACATTACTGATAACGGTAGAGGCATTCGTATAACTCAATCTGATATGACAACTGAACAAATCGAGGAGTACAAATACGGTTATGAAAACGAAACCGATAGAAAGGATTGGGGCTAATGGAATTTGAAAAAGTTGAGGTTGAGTGTTTACTTTGCTCCCACGTTTATCCCGAACAAGATACGTTTGTTGAGGAGTGTGGTAACTGTGGCAATCGTGATGCCGAACAAACTATTTATCTACAAAAGGACTACGGATAATGCTTAAAGACTTAGAGAAAACTAAACAATCCTTAATCGACTTGTTGTCGCAGGGTATCAATCCATTCGGTAAACCTGAACCTGATTGCGATAAATGCGAGTTAGTTGAAGCTGACGAATATTCTGAGGTTTATTATTGTCCATGCGAGGAGGTTAAACAATGAGTAACGAATATAACGATACAAGGCTAGACCAGATCACTGACGATGTATTATCAATGGATTATAACGAAGTATCACAGCATTTAGGACAGTATAGAAGTCTTGAAGGTTGGGAGAGCGGTAACGAAGATGATGCTTACGACAAACTTATCGTAATGCGTTACGAAGATGAACAGTTTTGGATTAACCTATGAGGTGCGAAAGCTGTGATGGGTTGCTGTCGGACTATGAAGCAACTCGTAAGAATCTAAAACTAGAATTTGTCAGTTTATGTAACGATTGTTTATCTAGTAGCGACATGAATGATGTGTTTATGCTCGATAGACCTGATTTAAAACATGCTGACGATGATTTAACCTACAACAATGAGGATACCTACCATGAATATATTACAACGCATCAGGAAAGCTCTGACGAAGCCTGAAAGGCATGATGAAACCAGGTACGAGATATTCAGAGACTGTAAACCGAAATATCAGCTAATTTGGACTAACCATAGTAAAAAATTCCTCATTGATAATGAGCTTGTTAGTGAGGAAACTTGGACAAAAGCCTTAAAGGGAGATAAGCCATGATGGACGATGAATAATTGACTGAAGCTGAGGAGCAAGCCCACTACTACAGTGTCCTAACCGACATGGTGGATTTAATGACAGAGTATGGACCAAAAAAAGTTGTTTCAGATTTGTTAGAATTGGCTTTGAAGTATGAAACAGTATCTAAAAGCATTAATTAGTTATTGTTATTTATATCTAAGTAGTAGTGGTTTTTTATTTAGAGTTAATTAGTAGTTATATAGTTATATATATAGAAGGGAGTGAATTATGGGTAAACAAGTTGCTGCACATCAGCCTTGTCCAGATTGTGGTAGTTCAGATGCTTTAGCGATTTACGAAGGCAACGATGGAAAGGTTTATAGCAAGTGTTTTAGTTCTGGTTGTAAAGCATCAAGACTACAAAGTGGTAAAAATACAACAGTCAAGGAAACAAGTAAGCCTTTCACGTTTAACAAGATTGAAGGAAGAGCCAAGAACATCACTAACCGCAACTTAAATCGAGCAACAACTGAGTTTTTTGGTGTCGTGGAGAACGAAGGTAGTTACTGTTTTCCTTATCACGATGACGAAGGCAACATCATTGCTTACAAGAAACGTAGTATTGAGGACAAGAAGTTTTGGACTGAAGGACAATGGTCACAAGGTCGCTTGTTTGGTCAGTCTCTATTTGCGATGGGTCAAAAGACGATTACGATCTGCGAAGGCGAAATGGACTGCTTGTCGGCTTTCCAGATGATGGGTAGCAACACCAATAACTATGCGGTTGTAAGTGTCCGGAATGGAGCAGGATCTGCGCTTAATGATTGTAAACAGAATTACGAGTATTTAGATTCATTTGAATCAATTTACGTTTGTTTTGACGCAGATAAGCAAGGTCAGGATGCAGCAAACCAAGTTTCTGAGTTGTTTGGAGCAAAGGTTAAGGTGTTTAAGGCTGATCCGGGCTTTAAAGATGCAAGCGATTACCTGCAAAAGAATCTGACTGAGAAGTTTAACAAGACTTGGTGGCGGTCAGAAAGGTTCGTTCCCGATGGTATTGTAGATGGGTCAACGCTTTGGGATGAAGTCAATCGACCGGTTGAAAAGAGTTTAGTTAATTATCCTTATAACGGTTTAAACAAATTGACATTCGGCATACGACCACAGGAGCTTGTATTGTGTACCGCAGGGTCGGGACTAGGTAAATCTCAATTTATGCGAGAACTGGTGTATCACATCCTACAAAACACCGAAGACAACATCGGATTAATGTTTTTAGAGGAATCAGTGAGAACCACAGCTAGGTCAATGATGTCTTTAAGAGCAAACAAGTTACTCCACTTACCGCAGGTTGAGGCAACGCAACAAGAGTTACGAGAAGCCTTTGACCACACTCTCGGAACTGGACGGTTGTTTCTTTTAGATCACTTTGGATCAAGTGAGGTTGACCGCATAGTCAATAGAGTTCGTTATATGGCGAAGGCTTTAGACTGTAAATATATCTTTTTAGATCATGTGTCGATAGTGGTCAGTTCTCAAGAGTATGGCGATGAACGAAGAAACCTGGATTCAATCATGACTAAACTTAGAGAGTTAGTTCAGGAAACAGGAATCTGTTTGTTTGCTGTGTCGCATCTGAAACGTCCCGAAGGTAAAGGTCACGAGGAAGGCGCGGTTACATCGATGAGTCAGTTAAGAGGTAGTGCCATTCTAGGTCAAGTTCCTAACATCATTCTGGGATTAGAGCGTAATGGTCAGGCAGAGAACGAAGAGGATAGACACACGACCAGAGTTAGAGTGTTAAAGAATCGTTTCTGCGGCATGACAGGTCCGGCTTGTAATTTGCTTTACAATAGAGAGACAGGTAGGATGACTGAAAAACACGATGAGGATGCACTATGAACGTATTAGATTTGTTTAGTGGTATTGGTGGTTTTAGTTTAGGTTTAGAACGAGCCGGAATGAAAACAGTTGCATTTTGTGAGGTAGACAAGAAATGCCAAGCAGTTTTAAAGAAGCACTGGCCAGGTGTACCTATATTTGATGATGTATCGAACTTAAAAG